CTACCACGGACCTGTATCGATTTTTTCAAAGTTTTTCTGCGTTTTCTTACTCAAGAAAGCAACAACACGATGAACAACCTACTCTACACAGGGCAAGATGCACACTGGCCACAAATTCCTAAATTTGCAAAAAGGCCTAATCAATGGTTCTTCGAGTGTCAACAACTCGTTCGGAACACTATCTGTACATACGCGTACATGTTAGGACAAATTGTAACTTATCGCATCCTCAACTGCTATCGTCGCTCTTATGCTGACGAAGAAAAAGCTGAACAATTTTTCCTTCGCTATGATGTCGAACATCACGAAATCGAAAAAGATGACATTTACTATCGAGCACTCGCTATTACGGCTGATCTCTTTAGACCCAAATTTCAAATACACCCCGTTCACTTCACTGACCTTCGATGGTATCCATGGAAGCTGTCAACTAATGCAGAACGTCCCTTTTCACACGATATCCATCTCAAACGCAATCTACAACTTGCGAAATCTATGAATCTAATTGACAACGCTCGCGTTTCATTTCATAATTTGTTTAATGACATATTCATTTATTGTCGAAACTATATACACGATATCAAAAATCACGAACCCGTGCCCCTTCACAACATTGACCTTCACGTCAAACCCGCTCTCGTTTCTGAAATAGAACCTGACAAAGTCAGGACAGTATTTGGAGTTCCAAAAACTCTTATTTTCGCTGAAGCCATGTTTCATTGGCCTCTATTCTCACACTACTTCACAGAAGGCAACTCGCCTCTCTTGTGGAATTACGAAACCCTCAACGGTGGTTGGTACCGCTTAAACTACGAGTTTCACTCTCGTTGGTCCAACTTCCAAACTGTCTTCAACCTTGATTGGTCTGAATTTGACATGCGTGTTTACTTCTCAATGTGGAAAGACTGCCGAGATCAAGTCCAAAAGTACTTTTGCTTTTGCGGCAACTATTGCTCGACTCGCACGTATCCAATTTCACGCACTAATCCATCAAGGTTACTAAACCTTTGGAACTGGATCGAACACGCGTACTTCAACACGCCTGCAGTTACCACAACTGGCAAGATTTACTCTCGCCAATTTGCTGGAATGCCATCTGGCATATACTGTACCCAATTTTGGGATTCGTTCTACAACTGTGTGATGACCATCACCATCCTAATCGAAATGGGCTATGACATAACCACTAATTGGTTTATCAAGCTTATGGGAGATGATGTTTTGTTCGCTCTTTTACAGAAGATCCCCATTTCCGAATGGGACACATTCCTCGAAACTTTCGCTTCTATTGCGGAACGTAGATTCAAT